GATGGAAAAGGTGGAATGGCTATCCCTCCAATGCATGGGGTTGTGTATAACTTAGCTTCTGTACTACAAAAGAACGACAAAGGTTCTTGGTATGGCTGGTCTGTTACACAAAACAGAATAATGGGACAGGATGACAAATCTTTATACCTTACGGCTAAAGATTTTAGTGGTACTGCCTCTAAAGGAAACGTGCAAACAAAAGCTGATGTAGAAGAGAAACCTAAAGATAGTACTCCGTACTAAATTTAGTTTAAGGGGATCGCAAGATCCCCTTTACAAAGAAATGAGAATGTAATATATGGATAAATTCAAACAAATTTTTAGCGGATTAACTATAGCATATGGACAATACCAACCCGGTGACAGAGGAGAGAATGGTAAACAACAAGGTAAAGCCTTCATTGTTCGTAAAGACGTCACCGACGAACTTTGGACCAATCATTTGGAAGGAAAAGGTCCAGCCCTCGGCATTATCCCTATCACAGATACTAATGATTGTAGGTGGGGGTGCATTGATATTGACGAATATAACTTTGATCACGCTAGCCTCGTTAAAACTATTAGGAATTATAAATTTCCCCTCATAGTTTGTCGTAGTAAATCAGGCGGAGCTCACGTCTTTTTATTCACTAAAGAAAACATTCCAGCATCTTTGATGCAATCAAAATTAAAATCTATGGCTACCATACTTGGGTATGAAGGGTCAGAAATATTTCCAAAACAAACAGAGATACTTGTGGAACGTGGGGACACAGGTAACTTTTTAAACTTACCCTACTACAATGAAATGAAAGGACTACGTTATGCTATCAACGATACTGGCGCCGGTTGTACACTTGAGGAATTTTATAAGCTCTATGATGTTCTGGCGTGCGGAATGGAAGAGGTCGAGAAAATTAAAGTCGAAGAGAAAAAAATAGAAGAAGCATTTCCTGGAGGACCCCCTTGCTTAAACAAACTAGCATCAATAGGTTTTGGTGAGGGTTCCAGAAACAACGCTCTCTTTAATATAGCAGTTTATTATAAACAATCACATCCAGATACGTGGGAAGACGAAATTGTAAAAGCTAATTCTAAATATATGGATCCAGCTTTAAGTAATAGTGAAGTACAACAATTAATTAAATCAGTGAATCGTAAAGGTTATGACAAATATAGATGTAAAGATGCACCTATTAATGCAGTATGTCAATCTGGTTTATGTAGAACTAAAAGATTTGGTGTAGGTTTTGGAGAAGAAGAAATGCCAGTATTAGGAAGTTTAACTAAATATACTTCAACACCACCACAATGGTTTTTAAACGTAGATAAAACTAGAATAGAATTAAAAACAGAACAATTATATAGCCCACCTTTATTTGCTTTAGCGTGTTTAGATCAAGCTAATTTAGTAGTACCTGTCCCTAAACCTAAAGATTGGAAACAACATTTTTTAAAACCAATGATGCAAAATTTACAAGAAGTAGAACCATTAGAATCTTTAAATCCTACAAATGAAATTACAGGACTCTTACAAGATTGGACAACTAATAGACAATCTGCAAGAACTATTGATGACATATTTAATAAATTACCTTTTACAGAAGATGGATTTACTTATTTTAGAATGGAAGATTTTTATGCATTCTTAAAAAAGAATAATTGGGACATGGATAAAATTAAAACTGGTAACTTAATTAAAAGATTAGAAGGTATTTTTATAGAAGAAACTAGAATAAGAGTTAAATCTCAACAACCTAGAGTAATAAAAATAAAAACAATGAAAAAGTTAGAAGCAACTATTTCTAAAATACCATATCAACAGGAGGATTTTTAATGTCTAAACCAAAAACTTATGACAGAGATGTAGGTAAAAATTGGCATCTAAGATTTAGATTAATAATACAAGAACTAACAGAAGAACTAGAACTAACACAAGTACAGCTACAAATAGCAGAAAGGAAACTAAAGAAATATGAAGACCATAATACTAGGTCCACCAGGGACAGGAAAAACAACAACGTTGTTAAACTTAGTAGACGAATTTCTCAAAGATGGGATAAGGCCTAGACAAATAGGTTACTTTTCTTTTACAAAGAAAGCCGCAACAGAAGCAGCAGACAGAGCTGCAGATAAATTTGGTTTAGATAAAGAAAATGATCTACCATTTTTTAGGACTCTTCATTCTTATGCATTCAATCAATTAGGAATGACTAAAGAAAAAATGATGAAGACGGAAGACTATAAAGAATTTGGGCAAAAATGTGGCATACCCATTAAGACTGCAAAATTTTCTAATGATGATGGTACCTTTAATTCTGATAATGAATATCTAACAATAATAAATACAGCCGCAGTTAAAAGAATGGACCTATTAGAATACTATGATTCTAGAAAAAATATATTAGACATAGAAAGAAGCACGTTATTTTTATTAGCAGAAGAATTAAACAGATTTAAAAAAGAAAAAAATTTAAAAGACTTCAATGATTTAATAGAAGATTTTTTATTAAAAGAAACTTTAAATAAATTTGAAGTATTATTTATAGATGAGGCACAAGACTTATCATTACTACAATGGGAAATGGTAAGAAAGATTTGGAGTCGTGCAGAAAAAACTTACATAGCTGGTGATGATGATCAAGCTATATTTAAATGGGCTGGTGCAGATGTAGATCACTTCATAGCTCTTAAAGAAGAAGTAGATGATATCAAAACTTTAGATCAATCTTATAGAATACCTGGTGGTCCTATACATGAACTATCACAAAAAATAATTAACAAAGTAGAAAACAGATTTCCTAAAGAATATAAACCGAGAGAAGAACAAGGATTATTAAAAAGATATTCTGATATAACTCAAGTAAATATGAGTGAAGGTAACTGGTTAGTATTATCTTCCGCAAATTATTTTTTAGAAGATGCAAAAGATTTGTGTGAGATTCAAGGATGGTACTACCAATGTAAAGGAATAAATTCTGTACCATTAAAATTATTGTTAGCATTAAATAACTGGGAACATTGGCGTAAAGGTGAATTATTAAATCATCTAGAAATTAAAAACATTTATGAATATCTTGGTGATAATGTTTTAGTAGGATTCCAGAAGGGTAAAACTCTTCATTCGGATGCGAAGTATACATTAAAAGAGTGTGAAGATCAACATGGATTACTTATAAATAAAGTTTGGTTTGAATCATTTAATGGTTTAGATCCAATGACAGAAACTTACATTCGTAATATGAGGGCGAATGGTGAGACGTTAAATAAAAATCCTCGTATAAAAATGTCAACCATACACGCAGCGAAAGGAGGAGAAGCCGACAATGTTTTACTTATGCAAGACTTAACAGGTGCAGCACTAGAAACTCTTAGTCATGACCCAGATGAATTACATAGATTATTTTATACTGGAGCGACGAGAGCGAAGCGTGAATTGCATGTGTTAGATCCTAAAAACTTTGATCGGGCTTATATAATATGACAAATAAAGATATGTTTAAAGGTACAACTTATAACTCATTGGAGGACCAGGTAGGCGGGAAGCACTATCGCTCGATGAAGATTCAACCAGCGGAATTTATTAATGAAAATAAACTCTTGTTTGCGGAGGGAAATGCTATAAAGTATATTTGTAGACATTCAAAAAAAGGAAAAGAAGAGGACGTGAAGAAGGCAATTCATTATTTAGAAATGATACTCGAAAGGGATTACTCATGAGGAGTACCCAGATTCCGCTATTTGCACCGGAAACTGAATGGGTAGCCCCACATGAATTAAAAGATTTATCAGGCGCCAAAGAAGTGGCGATTGATTTAGAGACTTATGATCCTGAATTAACTACTTTAGGGTCAGGTAATGTCATCGGTAGAGGGCACATTGCTGGCGTTGCGGTGGCCGTAGAGGGCTGGTCTGGCTATTATCCTATAGGACACGAGGGTGGTGGAAATATGGACAAAAAGCTCGTTTTAGAGTGGGTCCAAGATCTAGTAAATCAAGAGAAAACTACTTTTATATTTCACAATGCAATGTATGACGTCTGCTGGTTAAGACAAGCAGGTATAAAAATTAGAGGTAAGATTGTTGACACTATGATTGCAGCCTCATTAATAGATGAGAATAGATTATCTTATGCATTAAATACTTTAGCTAAATTTTATGTAGGTATCGGTAAGAATGAAACTTTATTAAATGAAGCAGCTAAAAGTTATTCAGTAAATCCTAAATCAGAAATGTATAAACTTCCTGCTATGTATGTAGGTGAGTATGCTGAACGTGATGCTGAAGCTACATTAAAACTTTGGCAAAGATTAAATACAGAATTACACAATCAAGAATTAATGGATGTATTTAATTTAGAGACACGATTATTTCCTTGTCTGGTTGAGATGAGATTTAAAGGTGTAAGAGTTGATCTTGAACATGCAGACAAATTAAAGAAAAATCTAATGGAACGTGAAGCTAAAATCATTAGTAAAATCAAAGAGTTAACAGGAATTGAAGTAGAAATTCATGCAGCTCGAAGTATCGCAAAAGCTTTCGACAAATTAAAACTTCCATATGATAGAACTGAAAAAAGTAATGAGCCTAGCTTTACAAAAAACTTTTTACAAAACCATCCTCATGAGTTAGCAAGATCTATTGCTGATGCAAGAGAGATTAACAAAGCTCATACAACTTTTATAGATTCAATTACAAAACATTCTGCTAATGGTAGAATCCATGCAGACATAAATCAAATTAGATCAGATGCAGGCGGAACGGTGACAGGTAGATTCTCTATGAGCAATCCAAACTTACAGCAGATTCCAGCAAGACATCCTGAACTCGGACCGATGATTAGATCTATATTTATTCCAGAAGAAAATACTAAATGGGGATCATTTGACTACTCACAACAAGAGCCTAGAATTTTAGTACATTACGCAAAACTACAAAATTTAGAAGGAGTTGATGAAATTGTTGGAGCATACAACGCCGGAGACGCAGATTTCCACCAGGTCGTGGCCGACATGGCAGGCATAGAACGAAAGCAAGCTAAGACTATTAATTTAGGTCTTATGTATGGAATGGGTAAAAATAAATTGATGGCTGAACTAGGATTGATGAAAGAATCTGCAGAAAAATTAATTAGACA